AAGAGACCTTCAGTAGAGTTATATTGAGTTTGCATACGACTAAGGGTTTTTGCAATTATGAAGAAACCAAACAACTATTCTTAAACAATGTCTTATATGAGTCGCTTGACAACGGGGATCCTGCATACTATAATTCAAACATTCTGGGGCGCTACATGCGAAAGGACTATGGAAAAGGACTTGACAGAAACGCTTCGGATAACTCATGATTGGGTAGTAGATCGACTTCACTACCTATGCCAAAATTATGACATCAACGATTCTAATTCGGACATCGTACATGCTGTAGAAGATGCTTATTCTGTACAGTGTGAGTTTGCAGAATGGCTTGATCCTGATGCAACTGAATGTGAAATTTATTCTTTGCCACAATTAACTAATGATTAAAAGTCTTCTTGTTCTTTCTTTTGTTGGTTTTCTGCCATCTTCTGAAGTTCAACCTAATGCTATTCCTATTAAAGTTGAGCAGTATAAACCAACATGGAAACTTACAAATGGAAATGATGCAGAAAAATATGTTCTTGCTCAACTTCAAGAACATACAAAAATTACTGATCGTAATGCATTAGCAACAATTCTTGGAAATATTAAATCCGAAAGTAATTTTATTCCTAACATTTGCGAAGGTGGTGCTCGCGTACCGTATAATAAATGTTATAGTGGGGGATATGGTTTAATTCAGTGGACATCTCCCGGACGTTATAAAGGACTTGGTTATTTTTCTGTTAAATATAACTGTGACCCAAGTACTCTTGAATGCCAAACTAGATATATGATTAATGAGAATATTTTTCAACGTTATCTTCCAGAGTTTGAAGGATCTGGACGTACAGTGTCTCAATACATGGTTCCTTCTTACTATTGGTTAGGATGGGGAATTAAAGGTTATCGCGAACAGTATGCATACGATTACACTAAAAAAATGGTTCTCTTATGAAAAAAATTTTATTTGGACTTGCAGGATTTCTAGTTTTTGGAACTGGAGCACTAATCTCATCTGATATTTCTAAAGCAGATGACTCTAAAATAACAAAGGGTTATTTTACTGAGGATTCTATGGGTTGCATGTTATTACGAGAATGCACCGATGGAGTCAAACAAGTTTTTAGCCTTTTGGATGTTTCTAGCGAGTATAGCAATACTGATGATTTTTATGTTATTGCAGACGAATTCAATAACATGCTTGTTGCCCTTGATCAAGTCGGAGTTAAGGTGTTTCTAGCTCCAGAAAAGTATTTTCCCGTTGGGCATCGCGGTGTATATCATACTACAAGTAACAACTTTTTTCTGAATAAAGCATATATGAAACGCCCTAGTGCTTTGATGTCAGTAATGAGACATGAAGGTTGGCATGTTGCACAGGACTGTATGGCTGGCACGATTGATAATAGTTTGATTGCTATTATTAAAAATCCAGAAGAAGTGCCAAAATATTGGTCAGAAATTGCAGAAAAAACTTATGATAAAGTATCTCTTCCTTGGGAAAGAGAAGCAATGTGGGCAGGTCATACTGAAGGAATGACTATGAAAGCACTACAAGCATGTGCCTCGGGTGAGATGTGGAAAGTTTATGAACCAACTCCATTGACACGTAAATACCTTGTAGAGGAAGGTTACTTAGATAAATAGATAATATCCGATTTAATTTCGGTGACCAGCCAAGAAAAATTATTGATTTTTGTTAAAAATTGAATCTCCTTTGTTAAAAAATTTTTTGTTGGATACTCAATCAAATCGTATGTCACTTTTAACTAGAGATGCTTTGATAAAAAGCATCGTTTCCTTTGAGATGGTTAACGCAGATGTTAATTATGCAGAAACTGAATACAACAAACATTTGAAAAGCGTGTATCATAAATGGGAACATGAATCTAGTGATGCACTTTGTGTAAAGTATAATCAAATAAACTCAACATCTATTGATGTTGATTGTTTAAGTCCCTAAATACTTCTGCCATACTCTATACTTATGTTTGGAAATAAATCCAAGTCAAAAGTAGAAGAGAAAGATCATGATGATCATCATGAAGATAAAAATGAAGTTTTAGGAAATTTAGTGAAAGTTGTCGTACTGATTTGGTCCGCATCTCTTCTTACTTTCAGTTACGTTCGTTTACCAAACGGTCAAAAAATTCTTGATTTTGACCCTACTTTTATTGCTTCAGTATTCTCTGGATCTTTAGCTGCCTTCGGTTTGAGTCCTGCTAAAACAGGAGGAAATGGTAATGGTGTTAGACCTTCTTCAAAAAAAGAAGAAGAACCAAAAGTTGTATCTGCAGTCGAACCAAAACAATAGGTAATGACCAATGATATTTAATAATAAAAAACTGAAAGAATTAGATAGTGCAGAAGTATCACCTAAATCCAAACCATCCATATTTAAATGGGCAGTTCTATCAGTGGGAACACTGTTTGGAATTGCCCATATTGGTGTTTTAGGACACCTTATGAATAGGACTGAAATACCTAAACTTGATTTGCCGTTGAATGATTACAGCTCTTATGTGATTAGGGCAGGAAAAGATGGATATACTATAGAATATAAAGCAAATGACCCTAAGGTCATGAAAGTTACTAAAGATGTTCAAAAGAACAATGGATTTTTTGGTATTGGTGGATCAGCAGAAATAACCACACACGAAGAGTACACCATGGATGGAGCAAGACATCTCGAGGGTGGTGAAGTGGGAAAGTTAAGTGCCGAACAGATAGAGTGTATCAAGGCGGCAGGTGGTGGAGAGTCGTCAGGAAAGATGGTAGGTGCCAGCATAGGTAGTACAATAGGGCAGAGTTTAGTTGGAATACCTTATGTTGGATGGGTATTGTCTGGTTGGATTATGATGTTAGGTCAAGATAAAGGGGGAGAGATAGGATCTGAATTAGCAACTTCAATGATGGCTGAGTGTGAATAGGGATAGCAACCCCTTAAAAAGTTCTGTTTAACCTAACGGAGAAACAGATGCCTCAACCAGCAGATAAAAGTCAAGAATTTATTAATTCTGGAATGACTTTAATTACAGATATTTCTTCAGAAAAATATTTAAGTAAAAATATTAGTAAATCAAAACAAATATTGTTACAACCAAAAGAGTCGATACTACATAGTATAGTTGATACATTCCGAAAGTGGAAAGGTTAAACATTTTTATTTTAAATTTGACTATTAACATTATCGACTTTCTTTATGAAGGTAGACATTTTCAAAGATTCTGGGTGCTTGAGGAGATTGCTCGGGCACCCTATTTTGCTTTTTTGAGTGTTTTACATTTTAGAGAATCTTTAGGTCTTCGCGGTCCTGAGCATTTATATTTAATGAAAGAACACTTTGCTCAAACAATCAATGAAACCGAACATCTGGAACATATGGAATCTAGGGGTGGTAGTAATTATTGGATTGATCGTTTCTTTGCCAGACACCTGGTACTTGTCTACTATTGGATTAATGTGGTTTATTATTGGTTATCTCCTAGGAATGCATATCATCTAAATTCTGAAATTGAACTCCACGCTGTTATGACTTATGCCAAATATCTTTCTGAAGTTGATCCAATGGATAGTAAGATAGTAGAAATTATGAATGATGAAGTTAATCATTATCAAGAACTGGAATCCGCGAGGAGAATGATTTCATGACAATGTTTCCTTTTGTAATTGTTATATTGCTAATTTTGGGAATGGAACTATCATGGCCAGTAACGAACAGAGGTATAGCAAACAAATGTCCGATTCCTTATCGAAAGAAGAAGTTCAGGAGATGATCGATGCTGCCATACGAAAGCACAATCGTAATGCTTCGATTATTAGTATGTGTGTTGGTTGGGTTGTTCTCGCACTTTTTGCTGAAGGTCTACTTCGACTTATTGGGGTAATACCACCTTTACTGCCATGGTTGAAAATAACATTATAATTATAGAGTGGATAGGAATATTCCTAGCACTTATTTTTGGCATAACTATGTTTTGCCAAGCTCATTTTATCTTTCATGGAAAGAATGGTTATAAACATTCTGAACGCGAACAGAAAAAAATGGATAATATTCGTAAACAAGTAGAAGATTTATTTAAAAAATGAAAGTAGGAATGATTGGATTAGGACGGATGGGAGAAGGTATGTCCCGTCGTCTTATCAAAAATGGGCACGAAGTTTGGGGTTACAGAAACAATGCTAAGAAAGCTGAGGAACAATATGAGAAGGGTTATATCAGTGGATATACCACTTCTCTGGAAAGCCTTGCTCAAGTAGTTCATAGTTATAAAACTTCTGACAGAAAACCAGGAGTGTTTATGATGGTGGTTCCAGCAGAAACTGTAGAGGATACAATCAATGACTTATTACGATATTGTCGTGAAGGCGACATTATTATTGATCATGGCAATTCCAATTTTAAAGACTCTAGACGCAGGGCAGAACGGTTATCTAAACTTGGCATCGCGTATATTGACTGTGGTACTAGTGGTGGTGTTTATGGTCTGGAGCGTGGATACTGTCTTATGGTTGGGGGCGGAGATACTGCAGTCGCCACTTGTGCGCCCATTTTTAATGCACTCTCCCCAGGAATTGCCGCTGCCCCAAGGACTAGAGATGGCGATTTCGTAAGGCAATCTGAATTAGGTTGGTTGCATTGTGGAGATTCAGGAGCAGGTCATTTCGTAAAGATGGTACACAATGGAATCGAATACGGAATCATGCAAGCATATGCAGAAGGATTTAATATCTTGCATGAAGCAAATTCTGGTGCAGCATACGTTGCTGCAGGTGATGCTGAAGTTGCTCCAATGGACAATCCAAAAGATTAT